GACGTGATCGAGTGCGCTTTCGTAGGCGCCGATCTGGTACGTGGCCACAATGAGCAGACGCTCGTAGTCTTCACGAAGGACGAAAACGGGCTCTATACTGCTGAGACCTATGTATTTGATGAGAATAACAGAGCACTGGATGAGCGCCACATCGTCATCCAGCTCGGTGAGGTTAAGCCCTTCGCGATCATGAGGACCGCGGAAGTTAACAACCTGGACGATATGGAAGGCTACGGCCTGCCTAAACTATACAACGCCATCCCGGCGCTCAAGGTCATGGATCTGTGCTGGAATATCCTGCACGGAGATCTCTCCAAGGGCGACAAGCTTCTCCTGATCAACGAGCTACTCGCGACAGTGAAGAAGGACGCAGATGGCAACCCGGTAATGACTGAGGAGCAGAAGAGGCTCTTCATACTCTTGGGTGAGAAGCTTCCGGATCAGAAGAGCCTGATCCAGGAATATAACCCGGAGATCCGTACCGGAGCGATCAAGGAAGCCATGGAGCTCTCGCTCTCACTGCTCTCCATGATGTTCGGATACGGCACCAAGAAGTACACCTTCGAGAACGCTCAGATCCAGACGGCGACCCAGTACATCGGAGAGCGCCAGGATGAGATGCAGGAGCTCAATAAGCAGAGGCAGGAAGCTACGGCCTACATCGAGGGCATCGTCGAGGCGATCGTGTGGTTCTCTAATCAGTTCCAGGGTACGACCTGGGAGCTCGATGAGGAGATCTGCATAGAGTTCGATGACAGCTATATCGAGGACAAGGTCAGCAAGCTGGAGCAGATGAGAGCCGACGCGCTCAGCTTCCCGGAGGTTAAAGAGTTCACCATCCTCTATGTGATGGAGCGACTTAACTGTGAGAGAGAAGAGGCGATCTCCTACATCAACGGAACGGATCCGGACGAAGGAGACGAACCGGAGGATTAACGTATGGCATTAACGGATGAGCAGATCGAGGTCTTAGCTGATAAGTATCTCGTAGGTCTATACCAGAACATGGAGAAGGACGTCCTGCAGGACATCGCCAGACGAGTGCGCAAGACCGACCGCTTCACTGAGACGGCTGAGATAATGGCCCGCAATATGCAGGAGCAGGGCTTCTCTACCGCGCAGATCTACACCGAGGTCATGAAGATCCTCAGAGCTGATCCGGAGTATGTGCAGTTTGTAGCTGAGAACACTAAGGCCTACAAGGCCGAGGTAGCTCAGATCATAAAAGAGACCACCGCAGAGGCTAAAGTGGCGGGCAATAAGCTCGTAGCTGAGGCCGGCGACATGGCATATAACAATGATCTCTCTATGTGGGAGCTGGCCGGGGCCGATCTTAGTAAGCCCTCCGGCATGAGTCAGATCATCAGCAGCTTCCAGAAGGATCTAAACGGTCAGCTTAAGAACCTGACACGGACCACCGGCTTCAAGGGCACAACGCTCGGGACGACCGGAGTCATGCAGGCATATCAGAGATCGCTGGATACAGCGCTCCTGGAAGTAGCGACCGGCTCCTTCTCCTTCGATGAGGCTTGTAACAGAGTCGTGAAGGAGATGGCCCACTCCGGACTCCGCTCCATCGACTACGCGAGCGGACGAAGCTATCAGCTCGATACATCGGCCCGGATGTGTGTGCGTACTTCCATGAACCAGATGGCCGGAAGGATCACAGAGGCCAACTGTAAGAGCTCCGACGTGGATCTCGTTATCGTCTCCCAGCATGAGGGAGCCAGACCGGAGCACGCAGACGTCGAGAACAAGGTCTTCTCTATGTCCGGCAAGTCGGACAAATATCCGGACTTTAGCGATCCGCTGCCATGTGACGGTGGCGAGGGCGCCGGATATGGCGATGCTGCAGGTATCTGTGGCGTTAACTGCCGGCATACTTTTTATCCGTTCTTTGAGGGCATCAGTGAGATACCGGAGCCCCTGGAGACATGGGAGGAGAAGGAAGTGGACGGCAAGACATACGACTATTATGACGCTACTCAGCACCAGCGGAGCATGGAGCGAGAGATCAGGGCGTTAAAGCGTGAGGAGTATGTCGCACCTGCAGACCAAAAGCAGGAATATGATCGAAAAATAAAGGCCAAAACGCAGGAATATCACCGCTTTAGCGAAGAGGTAGGTATCCGCGCTAAAGATAACCGGCTCAGGGTAGTAGCCTGAGATCCGTCGCGCCGTGGAGCAGTTTGGAAGCTCGCCGGGATCATGTCCCGGAGGTCGAAGGTTCAAATCCTTCCGGCGCAATTTCCCACCGGAGAAAGTCCGGTTAATAAATCATTTTAGGAGGATCAAAAACATGAAGAACATCGAAGCAATACTCAAAGACGCAGGCCTTGAGGTCACGGCCGAACAGCTGGCGGCCATCGACAAAGAGGTCAAGGAGAACTACAAGACAGTCACAGACTACGAGAAGCAGAAGGATAAGCTCACCGCTTCCGAGGACAAAGTGAAGACTCTCACAGAGAGCCTGGACAAGTTCAAGGACGTGGATGCTGACAAGCTCAACTCTGAGATCGCAGAGCTCAAGAAGCAGCTCGACGAGAAGGATAAGAGCTACGCCTCCCAGCTCGCTGATCGAGACTTTGATGATCTTGTTAAGGACGCCATCACTGAGGCCAAGGGAAGAAACCCGAAGGCGATCAAGGCACTTCTGGACGTGGAAGCGCTTAAGGCATCCAAGAACCAGAAGGAGGACGTCGCTGCAGCTCTTAAGAAGCTCGCAGAAGCTGAGGATAGTAAGATGCTCTTCGGTGAGGATCAACCGGCACCGGTCGGCAAGGTCGGAGCCATCGGCAAAGTAACCGGAGGAACCAGCGGAGACGCTTTCCTTGACTCGATCAGGGCAGCCGCTGGACTCTCAACACAGAAAAGTGAAGGAGAAAAATAATCATGGGTAATTCAATCGCATTATTCAAGCAGTATATCGCAGGCGTTCTCGATGAGGTATATAAGAACGCATCTCTTACAGCTGTACTTGACGGCTCTAATGAGCTCGTACAGCAGGGCGCAAACGCTAACGAGCTCGTCATCCCTAAGATGAGCATGGATGGCCTTGGAGACTACTCTAAGAGCTCCGGATACGTTAACGGCGACGTAACTCTCACTATGGAGACAGTAGCGTGCAACTTCGACAGAGGTCGTATGTTCCAGGTTGACAACATGGACAACATCGAGACCGCTGGCGTAGCTTTCGGACGTCTCGCTGGTGAGTTCATCCGCACTAAGGTAGTGCCTGAGCTCGATGCTTTCCGTTTTGCTTCTTATGCAGGACTTTCCGGCATCAGCACAACTACCGGCGCAGCTCTCTCTACTGGCTCCGCTGTAATCGCAGCTATCTCTGCAGCAGCTGACGGTATGGATAACGATGAGGTTCCTCAGACTGAGAGATACCTCTTCATCACTCCTACACTCTACGGCCTTGTTAGAGATATGGATACCACAAAGAGCCGCGAAGTGCTCGCTCAGTTCGCTGGCGTTATCAAGGTACCTCAGAGCAGATTCTACACAGCTATCGATCAGCTCGACGGAACTACTTCCGGCGAAGAGGCTGGCGGATATGCTAAGGCAACCGGCGCTAAGGATATCAACTTCATGATCATCCACAAGCCTGCTGTCATCCAGTTCGAGAAGCACGTAGTGCCTAAGATCGTTACTCCTGAGCAGAACCAGAGCGCTGACGCTTGGAAGTTCGGCTATCGTAACGTATCTATCGCAGACGGCTACGAGAACAAGGTAAAGGGCATTTACCTCCATAAGAACGCTTAAGGAGGTAGCCTATGAGAACAGTGGGATGGGTAGATCCTGCTGCCGATAAGGAACCTAAAAAGATAATCGAGGAGCCGGTGGAAGCACCGGCTCCCGTTATATCCGAGGAGCCTGAGGCGGTAGAGGAAGAAAAACCTAAAAAGACCGCTCGCAAGAGCACAAAGAAATAACAAGGAGGGAGCTATCTATGGCCGCACTTGTATCGTGGGAGTATTATAGCTCCCTTTATTCAAAGGTAACGGAGGCGGACTTCCCTAAAGCGGAAGCTCTGGCCGAGAAGGAAGTGATCCGGATCGTCGGACTCATTCACTGGGGAGAGCTCAACCTCACAAACCTGGACGAGGAGATCTACGGCGATCAGCTTAAGGATTGCATCTGTAAGGTCATCGACTTCATGGCAGAGGCGCCTAAGGCTCAGGGCAAGGGTATCGCCTCCGTATCTAATGACGGCTACACCGAGAGCTATGTACTGCAGAAGCAGTCCGACGCACTCGAGGAGCTTGGTAAGAACATCCGGAGCTGGTTATCCGGCACGGGGATCGTGAGGGCTTATTGATATGGCACTTTTCACTGATACAGTAACCGTATACCAGAAGCAGACGAACGGCTCAACGCTCAGGACAGTCGTCCAGGGCGTACAGTGGTCTGACGTGATAGACAAGTCACTCGCTACCGGCAGGATGCAGGTACACAAGTCCGCGAACATCACCTTCCCGGAGGAGACTCTCGGATCCATCGATCTGAGCAGCTTCACCGAAGAGGATGCGATCTTCTACGGCGAGCTTACCGATGAGGTAACCACCGAGAAGGGGCACCGGATCAGCGATCTGCTCCATGCTCACAAGGGCGGCATCATCCGGAGCGTAAACGACAACTCTAACCGCGATCTGCTTAAGCATATTAAGGTGGTGGTGTACTAATGCCGAATATGTTCAACCTTAAAAGCGTCATCGTGGACCCTGATGGCGTTCTGGATGCGCATGGCCTGGCCAAGAACGGGGCCGTGCAGAAGTTTATAGACAGCGAAGTCCTTCGCTACTGTGAGCCCTATGTTCCTTTTGATCAGGGCACGCTTATCCAGAGCGGTATCATAAACACGGTGGTGGGATCCGGACAAGTAAAATATCGAACGCCATACGCGAGACGCTGGTATTATATGCCGGCGAACTTCCAGGAGGCACCTCGCAGAGGTAACTACTGGTTCGAGCGGGCGATCCATCAAGAAGGCGGCAAGGATGCGATCCTCGCCGGCGCCAGGAAACTGGCAGGAGCTAAAGCATGACAATATCTGCAGCTATAGCCGCATGGCTCTCGTTTTATGAGAACATGACGGTGGACACAAACCACATAACGGACGGCTCTGACAAGTATGGGCTCTTTAAGTCGCCGACAAGGCAGACGAAGGAGTTCAATAACGGGAGCTATGAGATAACTGAGTTCTATCAGTTCTATGCACGGCAGGCATCAGTGAGTGAAGAGGACCGCAAGGATGCGGACGCTTGGCTCGAGGATCTGACTTACTGGGCTGACGACTTCGGTTATAGCTATGCTTACCCTGAGCTTGACGGTGACCGCAAGATCACCAAGATCGAGCTGACCGGCAACCCGTACCCGATGGAGGCGGACTCTACGGATACACTTTATCAGATGGCCCTGGCTATCACATACACCCGTGAAAGAGAGGTATAAAATTATGGCAACATTAACAAGACTTAAGAAGCACAAATTCATCCCTTACATCAACGTAAGCAGCACCAGCACACCCACCTGGGCGAGAATCGGCAAGTCTACGATCTTCGATCTCACTCTCAACGCCAACATCGTGACAAGTGACTTCATCGAGGACGAGATGCCTACCGATGACGTAACTTACTACAAGCCTACACTCCCTCAGGAGCTGCAGACTAACGCCGGAGATGCTTCCTTCGACTACATCTATGATATGTTTAAGTCTCTCCCTACTGGCGAGGACATCAAGAAGGAAATCCTCATCGTGTTCGCTGGAGCAGAGTCTCCTTTTGATGCTTGGCTCACTCAGAGCTCTGTCATCCTTAAGGATCTCAACACTGTAGACGAGAAGATCTTGTTCGATCTCAACATCAACAAGATCACAGACGGCACTGTAGTCATCAACTCAGAGACCGGAGCGCCTACATTTACACCGGCATCATAACGATCAGAATGTTAGGAGGAGAACACTATGATCTACACAGTAATAATTGACGACCGCAGTTATGACCTGCCTAAGAAGACGCTGGCAGTGACGGAGATGCTCGACAAGGCCGCAGACGTGGACAAGCTCAAGATCTCCACCAGAGACAAGTATAAAAGAGTTCTCGACT